TTTAGATACATATGGAATTCTTATTGAAATTCCTCGCATATCATCAGGGGTTACTAATACTCTTTGATTTTTACTAGTTCTATAGTAAACTCTAAAATTACCTTGAGGTAAATTACCAAATACACCGTCTGAGAAGATTAAACTAATTCTATCTTCAATTCTTGTCAAGACACTGTATATGTTTCTTTGGTTTCTAGAAAGACTATTATAAATTATGTTGTTACCTTCGACCGAATCAACTTTTGTCCATAACTCTTGCTCATTACCTAAACTATCTAATTTATAAAGCCAAACATCACTTTGATTAATATTCGTTGCATCAACTGCAACTACTTGGCTAGTACTAGGATTGGTGACATTAAATGTGCCTGTGTCTAATGTACCTTGTCTAAAGTGTACAAAAAATCCTGTGTTTGAACTAGCAGAACCTTGTCCATCATCTCTATATAAAAATGCAAAGTTGTTTCCTGGAAACGGTGCTTCTTCAACAATTTCTGCATCAGTAATATCAGTAGAAATTATTTCAAAACTAGTGCTTCTACCATCTACTGTTTTTGTAAAACTATAGGCTGGAACTTCAGTATTTGTACTATTAAATCTATATTGTTGAGTAGGAATATCATTTATTATTCCGCTTTTAACTGGACGGCCGACTGTACCGTTAACTGGTAATGCGGCATTTAATACTCTAGTATATTGCTCAAACCAATCTGGGTTACTTGGGTCATTCCATAGAATAGTTTGATTCTCTAAATTAATGTTATTACTGTCTGTTACTTCTTCAGTTGTAGATACTGAATCTATTTTTAGTAGGCCATTTGCACATCTATTTCTTTTAGGATTATACGATAGTAATCTTGCTAAACGAAGTACGCTCTCACGACGCTCTGCAAGTTCTAAATAGTTTTCACGAGCATTAAGATCAATACGGAAAGCAATGTTTTGACCGAGGTAGGCAATAAGGTCAATAAGTGCAAGATATTCACTTGATTCTGTGTAGTCATTAAAGTCTTCTGGATAGTTTTCACGCAAGTATGCGATCATTGTACGACGAAGATTATCAAAGTCATACGACTTAAAATCTGCGTTTCTAAAAGTTTGGTATACTCGCTTCCAATCTTCTGCAAGTAGTAGTCTATTTTGTCTATCTGTTGACGACATCGCCTATTCCTCTAATATAAACTATTTAGCGTATTTGATAAAGTGCGTAGTTTATTCTATGCAAGAAAGCCAGCGTTTTCATCAAATTTTAGCCTCATAGATTCTGATATGTTATAAGGCAAATATGTTAAACTACACTCAATTTGAATTCCACTTTCATAAGTGTCTACTGTAATATTATCAACTGTTACTCTTGGGTCATAATTTATAATTTTTGACACATTTTTTATGATTGCATCTTTAAGAGGTTCGGTTAATGGTTCGTACAGTAAATCCCAAACAATCGTTCCGAATGACGGGTCACTTAACTTTTCGCCTTGTCTTATGTGAAAATGATTAATAATATCTTGTTTTATTAAGGCAATATCGTATAAAGTCCACGAAGTAGCATCAGGGTTTACTGTGCTTGTACCTACATATGCCCTACTTTCAGGAATTACTTTAGCCTTTTTACCTGAAGGGACAATAATTTGTTTGTATATGCTTTTTTCTAATGAACTCATAACGTATTTAACCTCTATTTGGTTCTTGTATTACTTCTGTGTTTTGCGCCGGAGACTCTTGAGCAGGAGCCTCGGCTCTCTGTGTATTCTTTGCAAACGTATCTGGAGTACCAATGCCAGGCTCGGCTCCATTTAAATGTTCATGACCGTCCCATGGCTCGTGTTCTGGCACACGTTGTGACGGTTCTGCGTCGGCTGCCTCTGATGGTTCAGTTGCAGTAGGACCGTTTTGTTCTATTGGTCCTGTGAATGTATGTTTACCTGCGGTCCAATGTGTATTGGCAGCGCCTAATCTAGTGTCGCCGCCAGATTTTACGTCAACTAATCCGCCTGTTGTAAGTTTTCCGTCTGTACCTACTTTTATTTCCCAATTTGCATCAGCAGATTGAAAAATATTTGCGCCAGCTTTCATATGTATATCTGCGCCAGCTTCGAAATACATACTTCCATCTGCTTTAAAATTCATATTAGACTCAGTATGTACACTTACATCACTAGCGGCATAAATGTCTACTTTACCATTACTGCTTAATTCTATCCATGCAGTGCCTCTGCTATTGCCTATATAGATAAAGTCTTCAGTATTATGCATTAATATCTGATGGCCAGTTCTAGTTCTTAGTCTAACTAATTCGTTATGAGGTCTAGTTACATCACCATCTGTTTCGCCACCTTCAGCATTTGCGTATTCTGGAGGTGTTGCATCTGGGCCGCCTGGAGGACCTTTTCTAAGTAACGATGGATCGCCGTCATCAAATACTAGACTAGTTCCGCCTAGTCTATTATGAGCTGTTGTTGTTTGAGCAAATTTTTCTCCATACCTAGCTTTAGGTGCACCGTCTCTTCTATCTTGCGGTCCAGGTGTGCTTATACCAAAAACAGTACTAGGTACTTCTCGTCTAGCACTAGAAGAAGTTAAACCTCTAAATTCATCTTCGAGTAATCCTTGTTCTTGCAAAAAATCTTGTGCATCTGTGTTGACTGGTTTAATAAATTTCGTTGCGTCTCTTCCGCTAGCTGTTTCTGTTTTTTTATTAAATTCTCCAACAGGCAATTTTTTAGAACTATCTTGATCATTAAACGTTGTTGCAGGAGCACCTGCCGGTAACATAAAATTAGTATATTCTTCTTGAATGCAACCTATCCAAAAGTACTGTCCGCCTTCTGCACAAATAACTAAAACCTGAGTTCCTATATCAGGAGGTACTGCCCAAAATCCGTAACTTTTTTGACTAAACTGATGTCCTCCGTTAGCTGTCAGCCCGTTATAAGGCGTAATACCATAAAACGGACTTAGGTAACTGCAAGGTACAGACTTACCCGGAGTATCTGGTGAGTTACCAGAACCTGCTTTAGTTTGTATTAATACTTCTAATCTACCTGCATATGTAGTATCTAAATGATTAGTAACAACTCCAATAAACGGGCCAGGATTGTTAGCACCTGAGGTGTCAACAGCAGAGGATACTGTACGTGTTTCTTGTCCGGTATTTTGATTAACTGGGTCTGTCATTATTAGAATCCTATATTAGCACCGTTTTCTCTTGCTTGTAAAATATTATTAATTCTTTGTTCTTCATTTCTTCTTGCAATTATGCGCTGTGCCGCGGCTTCGTCGCCTGCGCCAGATTCAACATCAGCGCCGCTGTCGTCTGTGTTAGGATTTGCCGAGCCTGAACCGTTAGCATTTGTACCTCCAGTTCCTCCTTGACTTCCGCTTTCTGCGTCTGCACCGTTAAAGGTGCCTGCTGGGCTTGAAGGTGTTTCTGCTATAGATGCGCCTCCTGCACCTTCTACTACTACTTCGTTATTTTGACTTGTTGCATCAGCAGTTACGTCATCTTCTTGGTTTCTGCGTCTAATTGTTTTCATCTCTTGAGTAAATTTTCCGCCGTTAAATTTGTTTAAAACATAAATTACTTGATATAATCCGCTAAATGCTCCAATTGGTTTTGTACCCAATCCCGGGAAGTCCATAAAGCCATCTGCGCCAATATCTAAGGGAGTTCTAAAATTAATTAATACATCTACTTCACCGGATTGATAATCCATTGTACCATCAGTTGTAAGATTCATTGCTTCTGCAATTTCTCCTGCACTATAATTTCCCATTCCGCTATCTGCAATATAATAAGGGTCTCCCCATATTTCTAAATCTGCACTAATCAAATCAACAGGGGAGTTAACTATTGCATCATTGAATGCTCTAGCAACTGCGGTCTCAGGATGATTTTGTACTGTTCCGCCTAAGCCTGTGTTAGATCTAGTACTTTGTCCTGTTGACGATGTTCCTGAGCTAGATCTGTTAGCATTATTTCCTACATTTCTACGATGCAATGGATGATCAGGAGCTTGTGTTAGAGAACTCGATCCAGCAGTTTGCTGGTCTTGTCCTAATTGTCCCATATCACTTTGTATTGCTGTAAAGAAGGCGCCATCAACTTGTATGTCAAAGTTTATAATATCGTCGTTGTCTCCAGTATAGATATAATCATACTGTTTTAATGCTTGACGTTTTAAATTTGATATACCCGGAGTAGGTGCTGTTGGCGAATTAATTCTTGAAGTATTAATTTTATAAGGAACTACTCTATACACATAAACTTTTGGTGTCTTGCCTGTCTGATCAACATTTGCACTATCTGTTACATTGTAAACATCAGTTTCAATTCTAAACCAAGTTTTATTTCCGTTTTCATCAGATGCTTCTGTAACAAATTGTCTACCATACTCCGAAAGTAAAACTAATTCTTCAATTATATCTTGTATTCTAGTTCCCTTTTTAAAGTTTATTCTACGGCCTTCGTCACTAATTTGCATAGGTCCTCTTGTAAATATACCTTCGTTATTTTCATCCCTCACAAATGCAGGCCTGCCAAAATACTGTTGTCCGCTATCGAGATAACTTTTTACAATAGAAGAAGTTCCTATAGCATTCATGTTTGACCCTTCTTCTGCAAAATCACGAATACTTTCACCTATAGCACTACGTCTTACCGTAAGTCCAAGAATACTACTTAATTCTGCATCAAAATCATCAGGTATTTCTCCGCCTTGTATTCCAGATATTGTTTCGAAAATTTCTTGTCTTCTAGCATCGGTAAATTGTCTAAATTCAGTTGCAGTAGTTGCACCGCTGTCCTCTACAATTTGTCCTAGTAATCCTTCAGTTTCAGAACTTCTTTGTGTAGGGAAAAGAATAACAAACTGGTCAGCAGTAGAAACGCTTCCGGATTCTTCTTGTTCTACTTGTCTACTGTTTAACATTGTTGCTAAACTTTCTGCACCTGTTTGTAAAAACTGACCTATTGTTTCACCTTTTATGTCTATATCTTCTTTAATAGTTTGAACAGAATCAGATAGAGCTTGTTCATGCCAGGGTATACCGTCAACTTGATATATACTTCCTCCGGCACTTGTATTAAATGTTGCAAGAGCTAATTTCATTGGAAACATTCTTTTTGTTTGCGGAATAGAAATAGGATTGCCATTGTCGTCCCAACCTACAAATTCAACAGTAAGTAGATAAGGTGCTTCTAAATAATTTTTATGACCAGCTTGTAATGCGCTTATTTGTAATGTTTGTAAAAACATCCCCATCGAATAAGGTTCCATTACTTCAAAAGATAAACTAGTTGCATTGGTTTGTTTAGTTTGCGGGGTAGGAGCAATTATTGTGTCAATTTGTACATTGTCAATAAAATATTCTGTAGTAATATTTCTTTCTTTTTCAAAAAGAGTTTTTACTTGATTGTTGCCTGTTCCGCCGCTTTTTAAAATAACAATACTAGGTCCGTTTTTTCTATAAGTTGCATCAGGATAATTAATTTCAAAATTAGTTAATGGACCAAATGTGAAAATATAGTTATAACTTGCAAATTGTGCTAATTTGTTTTTTAAAGGTCCGCCTGTATATCCTATACCTTTAGCACCAGGTTGAACTCCATTGATGCCGCCGCTTCCAACTCTATTTCCGCCTGCACTAGTACTGCCCCTTCCGAAGTTAAGTAAACCTCCAAACGCATCTGAGATAGCACCTTTGAGCTGATTGGCAGCGCCTTCTACTGCACTGTTTATACCGTCAACAAAAATATTAGGAGAATTCCTAATACCATTTATATCTGTCTCAATTTGTCTTCCAAAATCTTCTACAGACTGACCTAGCTGTCTAGCTCTTGCTTCTAAGTTTTGGATTCTAAAATCTGCCATGTTAGATTCCTAAAGTATTTTTTAAGTTACTTTGTTTTGGCAAATAAATTTCTGTACCTGCAACAAAATCATATACAGGATCTTTTATGATATCCATATTTCGCTGTGCAAAGATCCAATATAATTTATGATCACCGTATAGGTCATAGGCAAGTAGATCTGGTCTATAAGTATACTGCGGTTCAATAGTATATAATATATCGTCATTCTCAGCCGGTACAGGTCTGATATTCAACGGACCTAAGTATTGTCCGTTGACTACTTTAGTTTTATAATAAGGACTGCTTTCGTTGTAAATTGCCATTATAAATATCCTGTTCCGCTATTTAAAACATATCCGCCTGACACAAATCTATCTAGGCTAAACTTATTAACAGCATCTCTACTGTATGCAGGTACTAGTGTAACTGCAATAGTTGATCTAGCTGGTGCCCAAGAACCATTTGCACCTATGTCGGCTTTGATATAGTCAACTTCGCCGGTAAGTTCAACGTTAAAACTTTGTACTATTACTGGAACATTATTAAAAACATAATCACCGTATCCGTTGAGTTTCACAACTGGAGGAGGTGTACCTTTATTAGCACTATCACCGTAAGCCATTTTAGTAATACTTTTTAAATAATGTGTTGCCGCTATCCAATATAATGCTTCTTTAGAATTTTCAACTGTAAATTCACCTGTAATTGTAAACTGATCAACTTGGGCCGCCTCGAAAGCATAGAAAGGATAATTACTATGAGTAGGTTGTAAAGCATTATAATTAGCAGAATGAGTTATGTAAACACTAGGTGTGTATGGAAAAACCATAGCATTGCCAGTTTCAGCTAATGGCGCAAGGAGAACACTATCAGTGAATGGATTAGTAGGAGGCAAACTTAGACGTACACGCCAATCGGTACTGTTAGTTGAATTCCAAACAGCATTTGTAAATGAACCATCAGGTTTTTCAGCGCCAGGAAGCAGGTTTACTGCTCTTAGAACTTTTCCTAAATTAGTATCGTCGAGATAATCGACAACACCTTGTTTAGCTCTTTCTACTATGCGTGTTCCGAAAGTTTGTTCTTCAGAACCTTGTCTAACATCTCTACCTTGTGCGGGATTGTTTGCCATAAGTTGTCTCCTATATACATTATTTAGTTGACAAAATTAACTGCATATATTATAATAGTAACATAATTTTAGGAGTTTCGATGAGAAAAGTTAATTATTTAAACAACAAGGACATTTTAGCGGAGATACACAAATCCAAAAGCTCTTTTTGCAGTTTTGTTGACCCTGAATACCATCAATTTGACATAATTTTACCAAGTATAGACAAAATCAATATTAGAACCATTGCAGAAGCAAAACGTAACAAAGCAAAAAGGCTTACTGTTGCAGAATTTGATAGAAGAAAACAAGCAGGAGAAAAAGTCAAGCAATCAGAATGCGAACACGACTATAAAAAAATTACAAAAGAAGAACTAATTTTTCGTATTATGAGTTTTGACCATATTCCAGACGAACCTGGTCGCAAGAAAAATCCTAAAACAGTAGCAGACACAAAAGTAAAACTAAACTTTCCTCCATTTCAGCACTACAAATTTAATGATGAAGGAGAACTAGTATGTGTTGGTAAAAGTCATTGGGTAGGAGGAATGGAAAATGGAAATTTTGATCTTAGATCAGGAAAAGCAACAGAAAAATTAGCAAGAATGTGGATGAAGTTGTGTGATAGATATGCGACTAGAGGTAATGTTCGCGGATATACCTACAATGACGAAATGCGAGGACAAGCGATACTACAACTTGCACAAATTGGACTACAGTTTGACGAGTCAAAGTCCAACAACCCGTTTGCTTACTACACTGCGGCGGTCACAAACTCATTTGTACGTGTTATCAACATTGAAAAACGCAATCAAAACATTAGAGACGACATCCTCGAAATGAATGACCTAAATCCTAGTTATACTAGACAACACGCCGGAGAATGGGAAGCCGCAGTTGCAAGAGAAAAGGCAAAAAGTACTAATAACGGTTGACATTGCTTTAAAAATAGCGTATTATATACTAGATCAATATGGAGAAATTACGTTTTGTTTAAAAAAGCGGCTGTGTTTACCGATATTCACTTCGGTTTAAAAGGAAATAGCAGAGTACACAACGATGATTGTGAAGAATTTGTAGATTGGTTTATAGAACAGGCAAAAGCTAACGGTTGTGAAACTGCAATCTTCTGTGGAGATTGGCATCATAACAGAAATAGTCTAAATCTAACTACAATGGATGCAACTATTCGAAGTTTAGAAAAAATAGGTAAATCTTTTGAGAAGTTTTACATGTTTGTAGGCAATCATGACTTGTATTACAAAGACAAGCGTGATGTAAGTTCAACTATATTCGGAAAACATATTGATGGTGTTACATTTGTAGATGAAATCTATGAACAAGACGATGTAGCACTTGTTCCGTGGCTTGTCGGCGACGAATGGAAGAAGATTGAAAAAATTAAAGCCAAATATATGTTTGGACATTTTGAACTGCCGAGTTTCTATATGAATGCTATGGTGCAAATGCCTGATCATGGTGATCTACGTGCTGAGCATTTTAAAAATCAAGACTATGTTTTTAGCGGGCACTTTCATAAACGTCAAGTACAAGGCAAAATACATTACATTGGTAATGCGTTTCCTCACAACTATGCAGATGCATGGGATGACGAACGCGGTATGATGATACTTGATAAAGAAAATGGTAAAGAACCTGAGTACATTAACTGGTGGAACTGTCCTAAGTATCGTACAACTACACTAAGCAAACTGTTGGATCCAAATGCAGACATTATAAAACCTAAAATGTATTTGCGTGTTACTATTGATGTTCCTATTAGTTACGAAGAAGCACAGTTTATCAAAGAAACATATATTTCTCAATATAATTGTAGAGAAATAACACTAATACCGCAAAAACAAATTGAAGAAATTACAACTGACTTAGATATCTCAGCATTTGAAAGTGTTGACGAAATTGTATCTAAAGAAATAACTGCAATTGATTCAGAAAACTTTAACAAAAAAATGTTACTAGACATTTACAATGAGTTATAAATGATAAAAGTAAAAGATCTTACAGTAAAAAACTTTATGAGTGTGGGTAATCAAACTCAGGCTGTTGATTTCAACAGAGAAAAGTTAACGTTGGTGCTAGGTGAAAACTTAGATCAGGGAGGTGACGATTCTGGCTCACGAAACGGTACAGGTAAAACTACGATAATCAATGCATTATCCTACGCCTTGTACGGCCAAGCACTAACAAACATCAAGCGAAACAACCTTATCAATAAAACTAACAGTAAAGGTATGGTTGTTTCGCTTGACTTTGAAAAGGATGGACAAACATATAGAATCGAAAGAGGCCGTTCACCTACATTCTTAAAGTTTTATGTAAACGATCAAGAGCAAGAAGCTGAAGACGAATCGCAAGGCGACAGTCGTAAAACGCAAGAGTACATTAATGACTTGTTAGGTATGAGTCATGACATGTTCAAGCATATTGTTGCACTGAATACATATTCAGAACCATTCCTTGCAATGCGTCAAAATGATCAACGTGCTATAATTGAACAACTTCTCGGTATTACTATATTATCAGAAAAAGCAGATGCTCTCAAAGAACAAATACGTGTTACTAAAGAAAGTATTACTCAGGAAACACTTAAGATAGATGCTATCAATAGTGCAAACGCACACATTGAAGATACTATTAAAAGTCTTAAAACTAAACAAAGTGCATGGAACTCTAAAAAACAACAAGATCTTGGAAGATTACAACAAGGATTAGATGAATTAGAGCATCTAGACATTGATGCAGAACTAGATGCACACGAAAAACTGTCTAGTTGGACAGAAATGAACAATGCTATTTTGGCTCTTAATAAAGAAAAAAGCACACTAGATGGTGCGTTACTACAAGCTGATAAACGTGTTAAAAAGATTGAAAAAGATGTCTTAGATCTTGAAGATGCAGTATGTTATACATGCGGACAATCACTTCATGAAGATAAAAAACAAGAAGTCTTATCACAAAAAGCAACCGAATTAGAAGAAGCAATAGCTTATCAGACTGATGTTACTAATAAACTAAACGGAGTATTAAAGAATCTCGACGACATTGGTGATATTAACGGTAAACCATCAACGTTTTACGAAACTGCTAAAGAAGCATACGATCATCGAAACAATGTGGATAATCTAAAACAAGCAGTTCGGACAAAAGAAGATGAAACAGATCCTTATGACAGTCAAATAAAAGAATTAACACAAGAAGCAATACAAGAAGTTGACTGGACACCTGTAAATGACCTTACAAATCTTAAAGATCATCAAGAATTCTTATTAAAATTACTTACAAACAAAGATAGTTTCATTCGTAAAAAGATTATTGAGCAAAATCTAGCATATCTAAACAACCGACTAACATATTATCTTGATAAACTAGGGTTGCCTCATCAAGTTCTTTTCCAAAACGATCTAAATGTTGAGATTACCCAACTAGGACAGGACTTAGACTTTGATAATTTGTCAAGAGGTGAGCGTAACAGACTTATTTTAGGTTTAAGTTTTGCATTCCGTGATGTTTGGGAAAGTTTATATCAAAATATTAATTTGTTATTCATTGACGAGTTGATTGATAGCGGTATGGACACAGCAGGTGTTGAAGGATCTCTTGCTGTTCTCAAAAAAATTGCACGTGAACGTGATAAAAATATTTTCTTAATCAGTCACAAAGATGAACTAGTCGGTCGTGTAAACACGATATTAAAAGTTGTAAAAGAAAATGGATTTACAAGTTATGAAAACGATTTGGACGTAGTAGAATGAGTTAATGTGTTATATTAGGTTACCATGAGTGAAATAAAAGACGATATACATGACCAACTAACAAAGGCATACATGGAATATTTTAAGGCAAACGAAAAGTTTGAGTCTAGAAATTCTGTGAGAACACATCGTGAAGCACGGAAATGGTTGCGAATTATTAGAAGTTTAGCAAAACAACGCATGGAAGAAATACATTCAAAACACACAACCAAAAAAGAAGGCAACAAAGAATAGGCACAGGTAAGTAAGTTCATGCAGTGGACTTACAAAGGCAAAGTAATAGACAAAATACCAGACGAGTATGAAGGCTTTGTATATCTCATAACCAATCTTAAAACTGGGCAAAAGTACGTAGGCAAGAAACTAGCAAAGTTCAAAACAACAAAACCTCCGCTAAAAGGCAAAAAGAACAAACGCAGAGGCTACAAAGAATCAGACTGGCGTGACTATTGGGGAAGTTCTGATAGATTAAACGCAGATGTAGCAAAGCTAGGCGAAAAAAACTTCACTAGAGAAATACTATACCTATGTAAAGGCAGGGGCGAAATGTCCTATATTGAGGCAAGAGAGCAATTTGACCGCCGTGTATTAGAGACGGATGAGTATTATAATGGAATTATTAATGTTAGAGTTGGCGGTTCCGATAAATTGCGCAAGGCTTTGCTAGAACACACCATCAAGGCAAAACAATCCAACACATAAGGTTAGCGGGCCAGTTTAGAAATACCGCTGTGGAAAAAGCACTCGTATAGAGGCACACGTAACACGTTGAGCGGCGTTCGGTAGTAGAGCGTTTGATTGACGTAGATGGAATGTTGGCTGTCGAAACACTGCAAAGTACATAAAAACCGTATGCACAGGAACGAAGCAACGGGTAGCGCAAGCGATGTCGACGTAGGTTGGGAAAGGTCAGAGCCCATTGTACAGCAGAAAATACCTACTTCCAAGTCTCGGCTGTGACGAACTCACATGAAGCGAATTTTGAGACAGGCTGGAACCGTAACAGGTTCCGTCTGACTGAAACAATCTACATGAAACTTAGACGCTTTACTTCGTAAAGCGTTTTTTCATATATAATCACTTCTATCATACAAAACGAAGTGTATAGTTTGAGCGATAGCGAAAACAAATATCTACGAAGTAGATATTCAAAAAGATAACTAAATACATTATAAGTTAGGAAAAGATTAAGCCGATGAAAGTTTACGATATTGTTTCTCTTAGAGAAGATGAATTGCCAAGAGCTAGTATGAGCGATTTGCGTTCTATGCAGTTTGTTGCTGACAAGCAAATATTACCTGATGGAAAAGTAAGAGTTTTATTACCAGATGGTCAAATCTTAGATTTTGCCGACGAGGCTGAACTAGAAAGAGAAACACGAAGAGCTAAATCTAGACTAGCAACAAAAATAAGAGGGATACCTAGTTTAACTAAACTTGCATCAAGTGCCGCAAGAGTAAACTGGTGGATACAAATTTCGGAAGCAATATATTCAGCTTACACAGAATT